TTATAAATAAATTCAGTTTCTTGTTTAACAATAAAACCATCAGCAGAAATAGCCCCAGTATATCTAGCTCTTATAGCATTTGTTACATTGAAATTAAGATCTTTATTTTCATAAAAACCAAAAGTTACAGATGCACTAATTGGATATGTATTTGAATTAAAATAAGAAACATTAGAACCTGTCCACCAAACTCCACCACCTGCATAAGCATTAGTTGCTTGAGAAGTACCTGAACCTGTGTAAGAACCTGTTCTATTTGGTAAGGCACTATATACTGTAGGCCATAAATTACTTCCAGAATAGTCTTGCCAGTACCAACTGGTTCCATTAGTTGAAATAGGATCATCTAAATATCTACCGGTACCCATACCCCATTCACCATAAACAGGGTAACATTCAACTGTTGTATCTTTATTTAATCCTGTAACTGTAGCTACATAACATTGTAAATTAGCTTTCCATAAATTATTATTTAATAATTGAGATGAACCTGTAATTCCTATTTTATTTTGTAAAATATCATCTATTTCTTCTTCGGAAAATTGAATTAAAAATCTACTAGCTTGAGGGTTAGGATCAGAATAAGCAAATGTTGTAAGAGTAGCTTCTATTATCTCATCTAATCCCGTGTTCATTTGAGGGAATAGAGAATATAAGGTTGCGTCTTGTGTTGGGAATATTTTATATACTGCCATTTTATTTAAATTATAAAGGTACTACTCTTCCTTGAATGTCTATATCAGGGTATTTTACTTCAAATATAGAAGGATCTAATGAAGGATAAATTACATTACCTTGAGTTGCTCCTTTTATATCATAAGCATAAGGTGAATACCCTAAATTTTCTCCAACTAAGTTATTTATTTCAATATTTTTTATGGTTTGAACTCCTTCTATTCTATCTAATAAAACATAAATATCTCTTAAAATAATAGGTTGGTTAATTTGCCATTTATCAATAGCAAAATAATCTTGTAATGCTAAAATACATTTAGATAATATTTCATTACTATTATAATTAGGTAAAATTATTACATCAAAATTAACCCCAATATTAATAATAAATCCATCTTTAATATTAACAGAATCATTTACCATTCTGTATTGAGATAAATAAGTAGTTATGTTTTGTTTTAAAGCAGGAGAAGCTACTGTTAATTGATTATTTACATTATATGATAAAACATATAAATCTAAAACTGATTGAGATTCACCAGCTGAAATTGATTGGGCTTTTGTAGGTTCAATAAAAGCTTTAGATACTACTCCATATTTAGCAGGCATTGATAATGCTCTAACTAAGTAATCATTTTGAGTTACGTTACGTAATTGAGTAGCAAAATTAGCTGATGAATTTTGACGAATTTCTTCTATTGAATCTCCATCACCACCACCATCGGCTGATAATGAATTATTAACAGCTAATGAATTATATATAGTATTTGCTGTTACATTATTTAAATTTTTATTTAAAAACTTGGCTGTTCCTTGAAATTGTGTTAAAGTATTAGCAGGAACATTAGAAGTAGCACCTCCTCCAGTTAAATATCTTACTGTTAAAGATGTGTTTGAAGGGGCAATACCATAAGTTTTTGTAAATAAGAAATTATCAGGAGCATAAGCAGTAGTTAATTTATCTTGTTCAAAAGGTAAACCAATTCCTACGTTGTTTGGATTTGGAATTATTTCTTCATCAGTATCATTAGCTGTTCCTGAACCAAATTGGATTTGTAAAGAACCTGAGTTAAGGAATCTTGTGGTGAATCTTCTTTGTATTTTTTCTAGTTTTAATAAATAAGGAGTATCTCCTGAGTATTGTGATAGATTAGGATCATTAACATTAGTATTTTTTATTGAATTAAATACCATTTCTTGACCTAAATAATCTACTTCATACCATTCATCTTCAGTATTATTATCAATTATATCTAATACGCTTACTATTCTTTCAGCATTTAATTGAACTGTTGTAAAAGGAACAGGAGCAGAAAATGAAAATTGAGTTGTATTAATTGTTGATGAAATAGCTTTTCTTGTTTTCTTCAAAAGAAAATAAGTTGGATTAGGACCAGATATTTCATATACTGTTACTTCTGTAGGATCTCCTGAACTTGATACTGAGAAATCAATTGGGTCTTGTACTAAAAAAGGAATTTTATTAACAGTAGTTTGAGTTATTGTTGAATTGGGTTCAATATATAAAGCATAATCAAAATCAGGAACATATTCTGAACCTGATAATTTTGCTGGTACTTGTTGATAAAAATCTATATAAGTTGTAGCTACTTGAGTTACATTTGGTTTATATCCAAACATATAAGCTAATTCATATAAATTATTTGTTTGACGAGCATACTGTAGAAATGTTTCTTGGATTTGATTATCCATATAAAAGGATAACACATCACCTACATAAGCGGCCATTTCCATAAACATCATTCCAGGAGAAGATGGACTGAAGTCATTATAAGTTGTTGGAAAATAAGTTCTAGCGTAATCAATTAAGCTAGCTCTTAATTCAGTAAAATCTTTATTTATATATTGTATGTTTCTTCTAATTGCCATTATGTAAATGTTACTTGTATGTTGTCGTTAATTCCAGTATCTTGTATTGAGTAATATAAATTAATATCTACAGTATTATAATTTTCATCAGGAATTACATCTAATTTTTCAACAATTATATTTGGAAAAAAATTAGTTAATTGAGATTGAATATTTTCTTTTAAAGATGATAAATTATTTTGTGATATTTGTTCGAAAACAAATTTTCTTAAATTACCACCAAACAAAGGATTTAAATATCTTTCGGGTTGATTTGTTAAAAAGAAATTAATTAAATTATATTTAATAGATTCTTGAGTAGTATATGTTGTTCTAAAAACACCAGGAGCATTAAAAGGCAAAGCAACCCCAACACCAACACTTGGTCTAGTATCTAAAGGAAATATTTTCTTTGCTCCAAAGGCCATTACTTACCACCCATTAAAGCCATTATTTGATCTAATCCAACACTTCCTTCAGGTAAAGTACCATTAATAGGATCTACTGATTGTGGTTGAAAGTTACCTGCATATTGGGAAGTTGCTGCTCCACCATGTTGCATTTCTTCTAAAATCCCCCCAAACATTGCTTGTCTTTCAGCAGGGGTGAGTTTTTTAGGTTTTTCAATGTGTGGTTGTGCGTAAGTATCTCTTACAGATTCTGTCACAACTGTTTTAGGAGAACGAACTGCTTCCAATAGAATATCTTTTAATTCTTCTTGAATAGCTTCCTTTACTGCCTCTTTAATAATTTTTTTAAAATCTGATGGTTTCATTGTTTATAAATATTAAGTTAATAAGCTTTTAAATTATCTCTGTCAATTATTAGTTTAAGTTCATTGATTAAGGTTTGATCATTTGTAGTAAATGATAATTCGGTTTGTATCAAAACAATACCTTGTTGATTTTTTCCAAGTGCTCTTCTACGAGTTACTGTTGGGGTATAAGGTACTTCCTCTATTTCGATTATAAAACCATTATATGAGGTTTCATTTTCTGTTTGGGAAGCTTGTTGTTGGGTAGGTGCTAAAATATTAATTTCGGGATTTAAAGGAATTAAAGAATTATTAGGATCACATTCTTTTAAAATAGCATCAATAAGTTTTAAATTATCTACTGCTTTTAATATATAACTACTTACAATAGATATAACTAAAGCTGCTCCTCCTAATGCTGTTTGTAATTTAGCTAATTTTGAATTACCTAATTGATCAAAAGTGGTTTTTCTAATTAAAGTTTGAGCATCACCTATTAAAGAAACTATAGAACCAGGAACAGGAAGAGCATTGACTGGGGGAATTTTTAAAGCTAAAGAAGCAGCAATAGAGGCGATATCTAAAGTAGTAATTAATGTTATTATAGTAGTTAAAAAAGAAGAAATACCTGTTATAGAGGTTCCTATTCTATCTATTTTTATTCCTATGTTATTCAATTGTTCTACTATTAAATCTCTTTGTTGTCTTAATTCACTTAATTCTAATGGGGTTAAACATACCCCTTGGGATTGGTATTTTTCAACGTATTGTTTAGTTAAATTATCTAAAGAAGGTTGAATAATTGATTTTACTTGGCCCCCTATAGTATATAAAATAAAAGGTAATTTAGATGATCCTTTAGCTTTTAAATCATCTGGTGTGCCTTTTTATATTTCGTTTGTATCTATAGTATTTTTCCCTGCTGTTTCTGATTTTTGTTTAGTGACAGCTGCTTCTCTTTGTCTTTGTTGTTCTAATTCATTAGGAGTAGCCATTATACTGTATAATTATATTTAGATTTTAAAGTTTCTAGATTAGCTTGTAATGCTAGTAAAGAAGAATTTAATTGAGTAGCAGCAATGTTTAATTGAGCTATAGGAGTAAAAGCAGGAGTTGATACTACTGTACTACAAATAGTACAAAAACCTGAAAGATTTGTGATTAATTGGTTTAATAAGGCAATAGTTTGGTTTCCTAGTAGTAAGGGTTCATTTGCATTTTTTGAACCTAAAAATATTTTTTCTGTTTGGGAAGCTTGTTGTTGGGTAGGTGCTAAAATATTAATTTCGGGATTTAAAGGAATTAAAGAATT